CTTGGATTGTTTTTTCTTGAGTGGCAACAATGTTAGTTTTAGAAGTAATTGTCTGACTACTTGTGATTTGTATTCTGCCTTTAGCTTCTAAAGTCTGTATTCTGCTTATCTGAATCCGCCCTAATGCTTGGATTGTTTGTTGACTAGGAATTTGTATCCTTCCTTTGGTTTCAATGGTTTTAGCAACCGCTAAGAGCTTCAAAGAAGCTTTTGCAGTAATGGTTTGTTCTCGAGATGGTTTTATGTTTCCCTTGGCAGTCGTTGTTTGAGCGAAAGATTTTTGTATCCTAGCCTTGGCAGTGATAGTTTGAACACCACTAATTCCAATTCGAGCTTTTGCTGTTATTGTCTTTGTAAATAATTTTTTAATACTGCCCTTTGACTCAATAGTCTGAGTAGGTGATTTTTTAATATTCCCCTTAGAGTCAATGGTTTGAACAATTATTTCTCTGATATTTGCTTTAGACTCTATGGTTTGGATAGTAGAGATTGTTATTCTGCCTTTTGCGGTGATTGTTTGGGTGCTTAAAATTTGGATTCTTGATTTTGATTGGATAGTCTCAATCCTTTTTATTCCAATCCTTGCTTTGGCAGTTAAACTTTGAGTAAAGCTTTTTTTGATGCTTCCCTTGCTTGTAAGGGATTGTGTAGATATTATCTCAATTCTTCCCTTGGATTGAATTGTCTTTATTGAGGGGATTTCAATTCTTCCTAAAGAGGTAACTGTTCGGGTTGTAATCCCAAACAAAACTCCATTGAATATTCCCTGGTTAAAAGTAAGTTGATTAAATTCCATAAAAAAACTCAGTTTCAAATCATAAAACTAAACCTTAGTCTGAAACTGAGTCTTGTTGTTGGAATTACAATGCTTTGAAGCCTTCTTGTTCTGGAGTCATGGGGATGCCAAAATGCCCTCTTTCGTCAATCACTATTGTGTGTTTCTCGTGTTTCCCGTCTACTTCTGCTTCATATCCTAGTTCATAGGTCATTTTCACATTTACTGTGCCTAGACCCATATTATATTCTCGCTCAATATGTCTGAAAGAGATTAATTTTGCTTTATTTCCCCAAGAAGATACAACCTTCTTGTTGACAAAAGATAGACCAAGAGGAACTTGAGTATTTTCAACTTGAAGCTTTTTTACAGGTTTATTATTTATATAGAATAAACCATTCTCTAAATTAACAGATACCGTAAATTTGGGTTCTGTCTTAGATTCAAGTATAAACTCAACAACTTTCTCTCGGTCTATATGACCAAAATGGTAAATTAATCCCGCTTTATCGTTATATTGTCTTAATTCAAACCCGTCTTTATATTTAGCTATCCATTCGTATTTTAACTCCTTTCGAGCCTTTATCTCATCTGGGTCGTCTAGTTTACCAACTGGTTTAATAGCCATGGATTGTATTCCTCCGAACTTGTCGGCTGCATTGGATTGCAAATGACCGATTACTTTTAACTTTTACTTTTTTTTACAGGTAGGCTCGACCATTGACTTACAGGAAAGTCAATCGGCGGAGCATCCTTCTTCAATACTCTGATAATATCTTGCTCTTTGTTATAAAAGAGGCTGATTTCGTCTCCTGCGAACTCTTTTTTTATACTTTCTAAGAGTTTGGCATCGCCCGTACGCAAGGCTTTAGCAGCCCCCCTCATCAATCTAGCAAAGGTGTCATCATGAGGATGAATAGGTATTTTAGTCATAAATAACTCCTTTTACTTTAATTAACTAATTTTAATTCTTTTCATATCTTTTGTCAATTTCTCTACAAATCTCATTATAATTCTTTCCCTTAAATTTGATTGTACCATTTTCAACTTTAGAATGGCAAGAATTACAAAAACAAATCAAATTACTCAATTTATTTGCCTCTTTATATCTTTCTATACCAAACTTTTTAAATGGGATTATATGATGAACATCAGGATTTTTCCTAAGTTGTTTCTGTGTTTTTTTACAAATCTTACAAGTTCTATTGTCTCTTTCTAATGCTTTTCTTCTTTGTTTTTTCCAGTTTTCACCGTAATACGGTTTATATCCACCATCCCAATTATAAACTATGCTACCAGTTAAATTGTCAGCCTTCCAAATGCCTGCACATTTTTGATTACAAAAAAACCTACCAGTTTTAGATTTCTCTACAACAGATTTCCTTCTTTTAAGATTCTTGCCACATTGGGTGCATTTTACGGTGATATCTCCACCTTTCCAATGTGGTGATATCTTACCTACTAAGGTTCTTTTATATTTACCTTGACATTTAGGGCTACAAAAGAAGTGGTTAAATTTCTTAAAATAAATATCTTGCCTAACTATTTCTTTACCACATATAAAACATTTAACTTTGTGTCGTTTCCAGCGTGGATTTGCCTCTCCTATCCTAACTAATTTAGGATTGCCTTTTAGAGATTTACTAATATTTTCTTTATGTTTAACAGAAAGATGCCCACCCTTGCAAGTAGGCATCTTGTTTTCTTTGTAAGTTCTTTTAGGTATACCAAATTCTCTTAATTTATTGAGAATTGTCATAAAACTGCACCCATAAATTGGTGCCAGTTCCCTAGAACTTAACCCTTTTACTAAATAATCTTTCCTTAAATTCGGTTCAGTTAACTCTTTCACTATACCCTTATTATACTTTACATCATATCATAAGTCAAGAGTAAAGTTAATTCTCATCGTATGTAAGCGTAAAAGTGAACGTTTCGGTGTCTCCAGCTTCAGATGCAGTCGTTGTTCGCAACTGCGTAACGATGAAGTCGGAGAAGCCTACAGCGGTAATGTTACCAGCAAGGCTACCCCCAAAAGATACGTTAGCTGACCCAGGAGCGGATGTGGGAACATCAGCTGATGCATAAGAGCTATCTCCTGTAACAGGAGTGTGATAAGCAGTTATAGCACCAATGAATTTGACTGATTCTCCTGTACCTAAAGCACCTGAAGATTTATAGAACTTACCGTTCTGAATCTTGTTAAATGAACCTGTATAATGCCCTTTCAACCAAACATCATAAGAATTGTTGCCTGCGGTAATTGGGTAGGATGTATAATCCGCCGCCGAAGCCAACGAGTTAGATGTTTTATAGTTAAAAAGGTTACCAGAAACACCCAGGTCTGCTGTAGTAGGAGAGCCAGTTGCTCCGTATTCGCCCCACCATTGGAATGTTGCAGCCATAGTTTTTACCTTTTTCAGTATTTAATAAGTGAAACCTACCACTTATACTTGAAGCTTATAACTCGGTTGTAGAAGGCCATCCATTTCTGGATATTCTTATCAATAGTATTTTCTTTATACCACCGATAATTATTTTTACCGAGTCTTAACCTTAAATCTTTATCCTTGATAAGAAGTTCTAAGCTATCAAACCACTCCTTCCCAGTGTTAGCTAAGAACCCCGTATATCCTTCCTTCACACTCTCACTATATGGCTTCACCCTAGTTGCTATGACTGGTATTCCTAAAGCTGCATATTCTTTTATCTTTATATCACTTTTACATTGGTTAAATCCAGTCTCAATTAAAGGTGCTATTGCAATATCAAAAGCACATTCTTTTAATTTACTTGGATAATATAATAATTCAATTCCTGATATTTTTTCAAGTTGCCCTCCATGCTTACAATTAGGGCAGATAGATGTAATAGGTGGGATATTCTGAAAGAGGTTTGGCCCTCTTTTAGATTCTCCATGATATCCCATTAGGCAGAAATGCACATTTTGATACTTTTGACAAATCTTAGTGATTACTTGCTCTATTAATTGCAAATCCTCATAATGACTATTGCCACACCAAATTGATTTGCCATTCCGCCTTATATATATTATACCATTTTTTACTTCAACGCAAGAAACTTTCCCCTTATAGTCAATCCATTCCTGATGTTGCTTTTTAACAAATGGCTTCAAGTAAGATAACTTCCCATCTCTCAAGAAATTCACTTGATAATTATTCACTCTTGCTTTAATTATTCTACCATTGATTTTACCACCAACTGTTTTTCCTCTATTATTTACATTTGCCCCCCAACCAATTTTAAGAGCTAATTCTACTAAATTATCTGCCAATCTTTTTGAAGATGTCCAGGCTCGTATTCTGCCATTTTTATCAATATGCCCATCGCCTTTAATAAAATAATCAAGCAATAATTTGAGCCTCTCTGAGGGCAATATTAAAACATCTTTAGGTATATATTTTTCGATGGCTCCACCAAATTTGAACAAATATCTCCATAAAGTTTTATCAGAAATTATTAATTGAGAGTAGTCTTTTCTTATTCTATATTTAATTTGATATTTATCTAAAATATTTCCTATTTCTAGAAGCAGTTTTTTGCTTTGATTTGCTAATCCTACTTGCATTAATGGATATTTTTTTGATTTCCATCCTTTATATTTTGTTTTACTTGTCCATCCCTCAGCTAACCAAAAGCCGAAGAATTTCATCCAATCATCAATTTCAAATTTAATTTCAGGGTGTATTTTAGGTTTTCTATTATCTGAGTAAGGCGTTAACTGTGATGGAATTACCCAATATTTTTTATCTTTACCAACCCACTTCGCATTTCTTTTAAGGTAAAAAGCTTTGTTATCCAATTCTTCCGCTTTTATTAAGTTATATTTTAAGTTACTTTTTAATGCTCCTTTTTTAGCTTGATAGATATTATGATTAGGAGTTACACAGAGGCTAACTTGTTGCATTTCGATATTAAGCATTTTCCCATCATATTGATATTCAAAATAATTAAGGGGTTTTTGATATTCAACTTCTTGTGTTTGAGGATTAAGAGTTGCTACTTTTTCATTTTTACCTAAATCTTTGAAGTATTTGAAGCCATCTTCAGTTAAGATTTCAGTTTCAGTATCATAACATGCTGCACCTGCCCATCCAATTCTTATTATACCATCATTCTTCTTTTTGTAAAACGCATCCCAATGAGAAGCTTTCCAAGCGGGCATATCCCAAAGGGTTTTATCTAAATAATTAGGCAAAACTTCTGTTCTTGGATTCCAAAGAGAATATTCTTTTTGCATCCTTTCTGTGGTTACCTGCATAGCATCACATTTCTGAATAATTTTTAAGCATCTGCCAAGATTAGGGCCAAAAGGCGACCAAAAATCAAAACAAGGGTTAGTAGGAGAAACACATTGAATTAAATCATCTAGTTCATAAATTACCTTTTTACCAAGAGAGTGAGCACGGTCAATCGCTTCATAGGCTTCAATATCAGTCATTCTTTGAATAATAATAATATGTGCCCACTCAACCATTTTCCAATCCCAACCAAAATTAACAACTACATTGGCTAAATCTTGTTTTTTAATTTCATTAGCAGGAACAAGCATACGATAAAAGCCACAACCTTTGTTATCTTTCGGTATCCAGAGAAGGTTCAATCTCTCGGGTTTATTTACCTTATTCATTTAAACCCCCTTTCTCTAAAATGAATAATTCTATGGTGATTAGGGCATAAAACTTGCCCGTTTTTAATTGTATTATTTTCTCTATCATAATCTCTATGGTGTGTTTCTAATACTTCTGGTACCTCATCCCATCCGCAAATATCACATTTAGCTCCATAATGTGCTATTACTCTTTGCCTCCAATATGGTGGTGAATTACCACCTCTCCATCTACCATTTTCTTTACCTTTAAAGCTGTTTTTTCTTGTTTTAAATGAACCTATATTTTTTCTAAATTCTTCGCTAAATATTTTCTGCCCATGTTTTTTATATTTTTGTTTTTGTGATTTACTTTTTTTCTTTTTCCAATCCTTAGACCTACTTGAAGCCATAAACATATTTATAGCTTCCTTTTTAGTTCTAAGCTGAATATCCCATTCTATTAATCTTCTTTTAATAGTTTCTTCACAGCAACCAAATTTTTTACTACACTCTACTAATGTATGATTTTTATAATAATTAACTACTTTATCTTTGTTAAGTATTACATAGGGATTTTTACTCATATAATACTTATTTTATAGCACTTGGATAAAATAATCAACTTAACCTTTTAGTGCTTTTTCTAAAACATCTGTTGATTTTTCCCAATCTAATTCTTTAGCAGTTTTTAATCCGCCTCTGATGATTTTTTCTCTTAACTTTTTGTTCTTCATCAATTTCTCAATACAAGATTTAATTTTGGAGGCATCATTCTTAGGATTCTTTCCTGTTTGAAACATTAAAGAATTCTCTTCATGTTTACAGAACATTTTAGCTCCAGCAGTTTCTCTAGTAATTACAGCACATCCACAAGCCATTGCCTGAGCTAATAAATCAGCTGTGCCATCTTCATAATAAGCTCTTATTAATATATCGCAAGAAGATAGTATTTTTCTAGTGCCATCAACAGTAGGGTTCATCCAATGTTTATCGCTTTTAATTGTAAATTTGGTATTACTCATTGTCCAGAGTTCAAATCCTCTTAAATCCGATAAGGCCCGATTGACACTTTTAATTCCTTTCCAAGGCAGTAAATTTCCTTCAACAAGGATTCTGGGAACATTACTTTTGGGAATTGCTAATTCGGGATAGAATAATTTGTGATTGACCCCAATAGGAATAATAATTGATTTTTTCTGAAAACCTATTGTAAATAAAGATTCATTGGTAACCAAAAAAGTAAATGGTAATTGATAAGAGGCTTCTAAATATTTTTGTTGGGCTTCATATTCAATTTCTACTCTGGCCTTATCCAGTTTCAGGAAACTTGCTTTTATAACTTTTCGGGTGTAAAACCTTTTGATATCGTCAGTTAAGAAGTAGAATTTTTTAGCCTTAACATCTAAATCATTAATATAAAAGGCACAAGAAGGATGATAGGCAATTATTGCGTCTGCTTTTTCAAAGAATTCTGAACTATCTTGTATTTTTTGAGGCTGTATTTTAAGAGGGTAAAGAGATGAAGCTAATTCATCTAAAGAAGTAATCCTAACATCATGATTTCTTTTAAGCAGTCTGTCGGCTAACTCAAAAAGAACTGGAACTCCATTAACCCTCAATGAGGGCAACAAAAAAATTACTTTGCTCATATCTTAAAACCTTTCCTTTTAATATCTTCTGCTATTCTTCGTTTTTTCCATTGGGCATTGGCACATATTATTTGTAATGTTTCTCTTGCTTTTTTAGGGTTATTTATTATCCATCTGTACCATGTATTACCACTACATATTTGTTTTCTTTGAATCGCACCATCATTATTAATATGGTCAATCTG